GCGATGCTGCAGGTGCAGATGAAAACCGCCGGCGGCGCCGACGAGGCGGCGAACAACCTCAAAAACTGGATGGGCAAAATCGGTTCGACCGACACCGTGAAGGCCTACGAGAAGGCCGGCATCGACTACAAGGGCTCGATGCAGACCGGGTTGCAAAACGGTCTGTCGACGCTGGAGTCGAGCATGGCGTTGGCGCAAAAGTACATCCAGGCCACCGACCCGAAACGGGCGGCATTGATGGCCGAAGCCACGTCGAAGATCAGCCAGGAGGCGGATCCGGAAAAGGCCAAGGCGATGATGGCGTCGCTTGAGGAGGCCTTGCGCACCGGCGACCTGTTTTCCGATATGCAGGTCAAAGCGGCACTTTCGGCTTACCTGCAGAACAAGGCGCTGTACAGCCAGCTGAAAAACGACTCGCGCGAAGCCTCGGGCATCCTCGATAAAAACCTCGCCGAGCGGCGTGAATCGTCGTCGCAGAAGTGGGCGGAAATGGCGCAGTCGATGGACGACGCCATGCGCAGCGTGGGCGACGCCTTGCGGCCGGTGACGGATATCGTGGCCGAAAGCCTGACCAAGCTCACCAAAGGCATCACCGCGTTATCGGACAGCTCGCCCGGTGTGGTCACTGGTATTGCGGCGGTCGGGGCCGGGTTCCTGACCCTTAAATCGTTGTTCAGCTCGTACAAAATTGGCAAGGGCTTGTTCAACCTGGCGCGTGGGTCATTGGGCAAAGGCAAGTCCGACGAGGTGCAGAAGGTCTTTGTCACCAACTCGTTGGAGGGCGACCGGGTTGGCACAGGGGCAGAGCCCAAGGGCAAGTCGGGTAAAGCCTTGGCCCTGGTCGAGGCTGGGCTGAAGACGGTCGCGGCCATCAAGGGTGCGCCCGAGGCCAGCGAAACCGCTGACGGACAGGAGGGCAAGAAAGTCGGTGGTATCGATCTCGTGGCGACTGGCCTCAAGGTGGTGTCGCTCGCCAAAGAAGCCACCGGCGACGGTGCGGTGCAAGCGGGTCTGGAAGACGGCAGCATCCGGAAGGTGTTTGTGGTGAACGCGGCAGCCCTGGGTGGCGGGGGGGCGTTTGAGAATCGGCGCCGGGGTCGAGGGGCTCCCCGCAATGCCTCGCGGCGGCGTCGGGTGGCCACGCCGTCACGGCCGAGAGGTCCTTCACGTCCACCGGTACCCGTGCCTCGACCAGCAACACCGGTACCGCGACCGCCGATGTCCGTGCCCAGGCCGCCCGCGCCGGTGCCGTTACCTCGGCCAGCTGTTCCCGTGCCGCGTCCCCCCGTACCGCTGCTGCCAACCGGTGGCGTAATGGCCAAGGTGGCGGCTGTGGCGGGAACGGTGGGGAAGGTCGGCAAGGTGGGCAAAGTGATCCCGGGCGGCTCGCTGTTGGAGGCCGGAAGCATGGCCGTTGACACCTACCTGAATGCCGAGACGAAAGATCAAAAAGCCGAGGGGTACGGTGCGGCAGCGGGTTCGATGGCAGGCACCATGGCCGGCGCCGCTGCCGGCGCGGCCATCGGTTCGGTGGTGCCCATCATCGGTACCGCCATTGGCGGCATGGTCGGTGCGTACTTGGGCAGCATGGGCGGCACCGCACTGGGCGGGGTCGTGGGCAAGTCGTGGTTTGGTGGCGAGGAAGAACAGCCACCAGCTCCAGCAACACCGTTGCTGATGGCGCCTCGGCCCGGTCCGGTGGTGCCCAGCTTGGCCAGAATGGGACGATCTTTCAACGGGGCGAACGAGCCCGGCGCGCTACTGCTGGCGTCCAGCTCCGCGCCCCCCAGCCCGGCCTTAGGTGATGTCGCCCGCGCACTGGCGACACCGGCACCGGTCAAACCGGCGGCAGTGGTGATCCAGGCCAAAGAGCCAGAAAAACCGGCACCCACCAAAGTGGATCAGCAGTTTCAGTATTCCCTGAACATGCCTGTCACGGTGCAAGGCGACGTCAAAGATCCACAGCGCCTGGCTCAGGACCTGATGCCGTACATGCAGCGAATGATGGCCGATGCCGCGAAGCAGAACGCATCGAGCCAGTTGTTCGATGAACCCCATTTATAAGGAGAACCCATGGGTTACATGGAGCAATTGCAGGCTGGCCTCAAGTACCTGGTCGAAGCCGGGGAGTCCGGACGCCGCAGTGCGGACGGCATGCTCGGCCCGGTCAATGGTGCGATCCGGGAGATTACCGGCGCCGCGTCCGAGCTGGAAAACATCCCGTTCGTGGGGCCGGCAATCGGTGCCAAGCTGCAGCGGGTGATGCGCGGCGTGGATGCGGCGCAGGCCAAGGTCGGGCAGGTGGTGGCCACTTACGGGCGAGCCACCCGGGCTGCCGCCGAGGTGCAGGAGCGGATCGGGACGCTGAAGGAACAGGCGGGCAAGGCGACGACGGCGATCAACAAGATCGCCGGTCAGGTCAGCCCGTCGCTGGCCAACATCGTGCCCACCAGTGTGTTTGCCACTGATGCCACACCGGCCCCCGAAGCGGTGAAGCCGTTTCCGCACCTGCTGATCATTCAGCCACAGGATCCCAAGGCGCAACCGTACTACTTCAACCTGGACACGGCGGCCTTCGACGAACTGACGCGGTCGACCGAGTTTCGCTGGGCTTCGCAGGAGCGCCTGTCGCGTCGGCCGGCGCAGCAGGCGGTGGGCATCGGTGAAGAGAAAATCAACCTGAAGGGCACGATTTACCCGGGCTTCAAGGGCGGATTGAAGCAGCTCGATACCTTGCGCAGCATTGGCGCGCAACTAAAGCCGTTAACCCTGACTACCGGTTACGGCGATGTCATGGGCACCTGGTGCCTGAAGACCATCACGGAAGAGCAGGGTGCGCTGATGCACGGCGGGATTCCGCGTAAACAAGGGTTCACTCTGGAGTTTGTACGCTATGGCGACGACATGCAGAACGTCTGACGGAGACTTGCTGGATACCATCTGCCATGACTTTTATGGCCACCTGACGGGCAGTGTTGAGGCGGTGCTGGATGCCAATCAGGGCCTGGCCGATGAGCCGCAACCCTATCGCGCCGGTGTCGTGATCACGCTACCGGATCTACCTCGCCCTTCCGAAGAGGGGATTACGTTATGGGACTGAAATGGAGTCGCTGACTTTGCTGGCTAACTGCCATCAATATGCGATTGCCGGAGGCATTGGGCGTCGATAGACTTGTCCTTTTTCGGACTGATTGAGTTATCCCATATGGAAAGATCTACTGAGTTAAGGGCCGTGAAACGGAGTGTCTGGGGAGAGCTCAACTATCGATTGAACTGGATTGTCTTTGGCACTATTGGTGCTGTACTGCTGGCGCTCATTCCTGTCATCGGATGGTTCATGGGGGCTGGGGTGATTATTGCTGTGCTGTGGAAAACGTTCGGGTTTCGAGAAACGCAGTTGGTCGGCAGTTGTCCAGCGTGTACCAAATCGCTACCGGTTGACCCAAAGGCAGATGTTTTTGCTTGTCCTGTATGTCATAGCTGCATTGCGGTTCAAGTAGACCGTCTCGTTATTATCAAAATTGATTAAGCCGCACTGCCCACACCTGTAACGCGAAGATGAAAACAACCAGCCCGCCTTGCGCGGGCTTTTTATTGGGGATTTTTCCATGACACCTGTCTTCAGGATTGTCGCTAATGGCGCCGATATTACGGCCGTGATCAATGATCGGCTGATCCAGCTGCGCACGCTGGACAAGCCCGGGATGGAATCCGACGAGTTCGAATTACGCATCGATGATCGCGATGGCCAGGTGACGTTGCCGTCCCGTGGCAGTGCCATTGAGGTCTACCTCGGCTATGCCGAAACGTCGCTGGCCCGCTTGGGGCGTTACGTGGTCGACGAGGTCGAGGTCTCGGGACCGCCGGACACATTGGTGATCAAGGGCAAGGCCAGTGACATGCGTGGTACCGGCAAGACCATTCGCAGTGGCAGTTGGGAAAATGTGCCGCTGTCGAGCATCGTGACCGACATTGCCGCGCGCAACGGCTGGCAGCCGGGGTGTCCGGTCGCTACCAAGGTGGTCCGGGCGGATCAGCTCAACGAGTCTGACTTTAATTTCCTAACCCGTCTGGCCAAGCAGTATGACTGCACCGCCAAGGTGGCCGAGGGCAAGTTGCTGGTGATGCCACGCCAAGGCGGGCAGAGCGCAAGCGGCAAGGCCTTCGGCGTCATCACCCTGACGCGCAGCGATGTCAGCCGTTGGCAGTTTCGTCTGGGGGATCGCCATGCACACAAGGCGGTGGCGACCAAGCATCAGGACAAGAAAAACGGGAAGCTGGTGGCGGTCTCCCTGGACAACGACGACGTGCCCGATGGCCTGCCGGCGGTGCACACCGACCGGCATATCTACCCCAACAAAACCGCCGCCGAGGCAGCGGCCAAGGCCCGCTTGGCCGCGTTCAATCGCTCCGGCGCCGGTGTGCGTCTGGAGATGCCCGGGCGTACGGACATCTTCGCCGAGCGGTCGATCAATGCCCAGGGCTTCAAGGACGGGCTCGACGGTGAGTACCTGACGGATTCGGTCGAGCAGGTTTACACCCAGTCCGGCTGGTCGACCACGGTGGAGTGCAACGGCGGCAAGCAGGGCAAAGCCAAGGCCAAAGGCAAGAAGAAAAAACCA